GTGGAACCTTTCAACCTGACTTGGCACTTCTGCAACGTTGACATCGTAGAGGTTTCTGAGGTTGGCCACTCGACTGAGATGTGAGTAAACCCCTGCACCGAGACCGATGACGTCAATGGCTGCGGCATACTGCCCCTCCTCATCACTCAGTAAGTCCCTTAAACACCCTTCCACCTTCCAGGCTATCTGTGTCGTATCCATCCCCTGCACTTCATAGAACGGCATGGAGGGCGAATGGGGAATAATCACATGGCCCCTGCCTGGAATAATGACGGTCTTATCATCCCCCTGCCCACCTACGTCTACACCGATGGTCAGCGGTTCCAAGGGGTCAATTTCGCCCTCCCTGTGCATGGCATCATAGGCCCAATCCCACGGTATCAAGACATCAGGAGCCGCTAGAGGCGGTAAGCCTTTGACGCGGATACGGTAGAAGTTCGATTCCTTGCCGTACTTCTCAGCCAATCGCGCATGATCGGCTTCCATGTTAGGAGCAAAGACCGGCCGTGTTTTAGCTAATTCCTCGCAATCCCAGTGGTGACAGGCCCAGTATTTACGGAACTTCGACTGCGACTCGATTGCAAAACCATGAGAGCGGGTCGGGTTAAATATCATCAGAATCAGGTTACAGACACCGCCTAACCCGCCTTCTAACGGCTTAAATACGGCATCCGGCACACCTGACGCCTCGTCTACAATAATCGTCACATAGCGTTCATGGAGACCGCCTAATACTTCCGCTTGCTCCTCAGGACTGCTATTCTTCTGAATGGTACGCGGTTCAATGAACCACTCGGCTCCTCCCTCTTCTGCCATGTAAATCTTAGTAGCTCTATAGACAAAATGCTTTTGCAGGAGTTCGCTTTGCCGATACCACTTGTGGAGTTCTGGCCAAAGGACCGACTCGATCTGAGGACCAGCCGGCGCTGTAATACGGATTTTGGCATGTGGCCAGAACATGGAGTGCCAGCCAATCCATCCAGCCATGCATGACTTCCCTGAATCATGGCCGCTCTGAATGCTCATCCCCATTTTATCTACAAATGGCTTCTCCTCGTCTGAGAGCGGAGCACCCTTCGCATTCTTAACCTTTGCCCGTATGAGTAGGCCCCAGTCTATTAGGGCTGCGGCTTGCTGAAACGTGGGCTCAACCTTCCACATCTCACGCACGAACATGAGCGGGTCAAACTGCCACTGCTCAATCTTCTTCACCATCCGTTGTTCTTGGGAGAGGGCCATTACATCGACTCCAGGTAGTCAAGCACTTCCGATACGTGGAAGTGGTTATGCCCAATATGGTTGTAGATGCCTTTTATGAACTGGTAATCCTCTTCGGTGTTGACATCGAGCCTTATGTCAGCCTTTGGCAGTTGGAATCCAAATAGCCGATGGGGATGTTCTCGCAATTCTGGGTCTTTGAATTGTTCTCTGGTGATACGGTCCAGCCATTTGAGCCGAGATAGGCTAAAGACCTCGCATCCGATGCCGTCAACCCATGTACGATGATACCTGTCGGTGGTATTGGAATAGAAAACATCAGGGTTCTCCATGTAGTGTTGTACGGCTGAATCTATGTATTCAGGTTCAATGCACGGGTTATCACACGGCACTCGCACGATAATGTCAGCATGGCAGCGTTCGGCTACGGTGAGGTATCTAGCTACTAAGTCGTTCTCATCTACTAACGGCGCATGAACACGGCAGGGCATCCAGGCAAAAGCGTTCTCGTCTTGAGGAGGTACGGCTAGCACGACATGATCTAACCGCTTGGCCCTTTTGACTCGCTCAATAATGTTCTCAGTCATGGACTTACCGGCTAATGGCAGCAAAGCCTTACCAGGTAAGCGTTTGGAGCCCATGCGCTGTTGAAGGATGGCGACGACTTTCAACGTGCTCCCCTATCGTCGCGCAACTGCTCAAGATACACAATGATGTCAGCCATAAGATTGAGCAGCCCCCATGTAGACGGCTGGTCGCTCGTTGAGCGTAACTCCTCATGCGCTTTCTGTAGGTAGTCAACTGTGATAAATCCCTCCGGCCTGTTCATGCGCTTGGTGTCCCCCAGTGTTTACAGGTTGCACAGAGCGGATTCGCTAAGTCCCTCCGTCCCGCCTTATGCGCTTCAATCATGCGTTGCCGTGTCGGTCCGTTCCAAAGAAATTCGATTGGGTCGGTTTTAACGTTACCCAAATAACCGTGCCGTTCTGGGTTGAGTCTATTGCACAGCCAGAAATTCCCCTCCCAATCAATCGACGGACGGTGTAGCGCGTCACTGCATACTCGAGTTTCCGGCACAACCGGATCACGATGAACATAGCGCGAATTGTCAATGGGTACATGCAGAAGTCTCCTCGTAATGGCCACTCCTAAAGCCACGTACTCATCAATGCTGTCACTGTCCATGTCCCCAATGACTTTGGCCTGAACCATTGGTGCGCGATTCCCCTTTTTCTCCATGAATGCCTTGAGTGATTCAAACTGCGCCTTATGATCCCTGTCGCCTCTAAATATGCTGACGTTCACAGTGGTACAGTTGTCTATGATTTCATCGGCCTTATTAGCGAGATTCAGCCCATGCGTCACAATGGCTGTGACAAAACCCTTGAAAATGGCGAGTGCATCCCCTACCCGTGAGTAGGCAAGCGGGTCACCGTCCTTGTGAAACGCTAGCGCGATACCTGGGGGCAGTTGGTATCGTATCTTTTCCATCAGCTCTAGCGACATCTCGCCATGCTTCAGGCTTGTATTGATGGCCTCGTTTTGATGCCCACACATCCCGCATAAATGCGTCTTGTCACAAACTGAAGTCCATTCGATGAAGAGGTTGGAAAGACCGCCAAGGCTCATAGCAGTGTCCACATTCTGTCGCGCTTGCTAAGATTACATTTCGCGCAAGCAATGACGATGTTCCCGTATTCATTTTTGCCGCCTTTTGCTAGCGGCTTTACATGGTCAACGTGGTAATTGTTGCCATGTGGCTTCCTGCACCAGTAGCACTTTCCTTTTTGCCTACCAAGCTGGAGGATAATGTCAATGTGAGACAGTAGCCCCGCGTTTTTCTCAAGCAGCCTACGGCGCACAACTCTTGCGGCCTGTTTCGCCTTGCTTTTATCCGGTCTGCGCTTGTACCAATCGCGGTATAACTGCTTTCTCTTTTCCGCATTCTTCATTCGGTACTGGCGCTGATACGCAGAATGCTTGCCGTATTTGGCTTTGTACTCCTGCTTGCTATGCTTTCTCCTGCGCTTATCCTTGTTCGATTTGCGCCAAATCCTGCCACGTTCCAGTATCTTTTCTTTGTTCCGTTGATACTCTAGCCTCTTTTGCTCACGCCACAACTTCAGCAACCGCTCCTTGTGGCGCATGATGTACCGCTGCTTGTTTGTCAGACCGTCGTTAATCTTTGCTGGCATACGCTCTATCCCACGAAGTCATCTGGCCGCGTATATCGCATCCAACTCGCTCAGACCAGCGGTCCATAATCTTTTCATACATCGGCGGCACTAAGCCCATGCCTGAGCCAATCGGCCGGCCTTCAATATGCGAAACCCAAAAGGCACAGAACGGGGTTGCGGTTAACCAAATCTCTTCCGCGTTAATCAAATCCCTCACGCTCAGTTCATCCCACATGACATGCAAGCCCTCTTCTTGCGCTAAATCAGCCACCATGCGCTGAGAAATGCCTGGGAGGGCTTCGTCAGTTGTACAAATCAGGTGCTCATCGTCTACTAAGGCGCAAATGTTAGCTCCCGGTACCTCTGCGATTTTATCGTCATAGGTCAGCATTAAGGCCCAGTCTGGAGCGGCTTTTTGTTGCGCCAGATGAAAATGAAGTCTACTGCGGTGCTTCGCACGTGCAGGGATTGAAAGTGAGGGGATTTGCCTGACTGGAGAGATAACTAGTTTAACCCCATCGTCAAAGTAGTGAGATAGGCCGGATACGGTGTACCGCAGGGGAAACGTTGCTGCGTAGGCGTAAGAATGCGTAATGGTGCCTTCGATATGATGGTACATCTCGGCACAGCCAGGGCTAGCCACCAGAAGCAGTCGGTATTCATCTTCAATCCCCATCGGGTTTCTATCAGTCAGTTCCCGCACAACGTCATGCCAGCCCCATTTGCCAGGTAAGGGGTCCGTAATGCCTAGCAGCTTCATGGACTCACGTAGACGGCTAATATGTTCGTCCAAGCGGAAATGCTGGTGAGAGAACGAACGTAGCATCTCGAAGGCCCCAACACCCTGCATTACAGACAAATCGTAGGCAGAGAGCTTTAATTCAGACTCAGGCACCCATTCGCCGTTCAGATAAGCAGTTCTCATCGTCTTAATTTGTCCTTAATGGGTAACTCACTGTGGTAAACAATCTTTTCCCCTGTGCCTAACGCTTGCTCGAGCGTTCTGATTTCTTCCACCATCTTGGCAAATGCTTTAGGTTCAAGGCTTGCTGCCTGGTCCGATCCAAAGCTTGCGCGAGAAAGCGTAATGTGTGCTTCGATGACTGTGGCCCCAAGCGCAACCGCACCCAAGACTGGCCATGGCGATACACAATGTGAAGAAAACCCCGCTCGTCCGTATAGACCGATGAGCGTTCGCACGTAGAGGAGATTGAGTTCGCTGGGAGGACACGGGTATGTACTCGTACAGGCAAGGGGGAATACGTCACAGCCTTTCGCGTCAAGGTAGAGCATCGCATCAGACACCTCCTCGGCCGTAGACATGCCGGTAGAGAGATAGAGTTTTATGTCAGTTCCGGCATACGCCTCCAATAACGGCTTGTTGGTAATCAACGCGGAGGGGATTTTCAAGAATGGCGGGTTGTAGGAGGCCACGAAAGCCACTGATTCACTATCCCAGCAGGAAGCTGACCAGTCCAGACCG